ACCTCTGGTTTTTCGTCCGGTTTATCCTTAAAAAAATTATCTCTCCAGATACCGATAAACCGCTGCTTATTTTTGTGATCATCAGCAGTTACCTTAAACTTTTTTGAAAATAGATTACAAGCTTTGGCTCCAACGCCGTTCATACCAATTCCAACTCGAGCGACTTCGTCATTGTAGTTGCTACTTGACCTAAACTGGCCAAAAATAAACTCCGGCGGTGTGATACTCTCCTTCATTCCTTCTTTCCACTCGATCATAACTGTCTCGCCGTTTTTGGTGCGGATTCCCATCTTCTTAACCGGAATTGGAATTCCATAATTCTTAACGGAAATAGTAGTGGTATCAATATCGACTTCAAAATTACCTGGATCAACTCCTTGATTTCTAGATTCAACGACATTGTCACAGCTGTTTGAGATAATCTCTAAAAACACTCTTACCACACCTTCCGGTATGTTAAGTACTTTTTGTTTTGCTTTTCTTATATTATCGTCAATATCAATTGAAAGAATATAAGTATCAAACGCCTTTTTCTTATCGCTACCGATTAACATGCCCTGTCGAAGATATCCCTGAAGTTTGTCTGATAAATGTTTATAATCGCCGACATCTCTCTCAGTACGAACCTTCTTTTTTTGAGTAATACTTTCATCATCATCAGAAGATGACATGTTTTATACAAAATCTAACTTAAAATAATTCGATTTTGATTTATAGAATATAAAAGTATCCATCTACACTCCTTCCTCCGGTAAAATTGAAATTTTAGACATTTATTTATTTAAATAAATGTTATTACCGGTAGAATTAATTGAAAAGATATATCTCTATTTGCGAAATAAGGATGTTATTTCATTCTCATTAGCATGTAAATTACATCGAGAAGTGTTGATAAATTCGCCTTTTCTAAAGGGTTTGATCTCTTTGAATACCTGGAATTATGAAATATTTATATTTAATTTGCCTACAAAATTATTTCGGGTTTACTTAAACGATACAGTAATAACCGATGACGGTTTAATGTGTTTTCATGGTGTTCATACCATATATTTAAGCAATACAACAATAACTGATGATGGACTAAAATATTTAGCAGGCGTTCATACCATATATTTAAACAATACAATAATAACTGATGATGGACTAAGATATTTATCAGGCGTTCATACTATCAGTTTGGAAAATACAAGTATAACTGATGATGGACTACGATATTTAGTAGGTGTTCATACCATTCATTTATTGAATACACGCATAACTGATGACGGTTTAAGGTATCTAAAAGGAGTTCATACTATCAGTTTAGAAGGTACACGTATAACCGATGATGGTTTAAGGCATATAAAAGGAGTTCATACCGTCAGTTTAAGCGGTACTAATATAACCGATGACGGATTACAATATTTCTCTCGCTCAGCGAGCGGAGTAGAAGGAGTTCATACTATCTATTTAGATCATACAAAAGTAACCGATAATGGTTTAAGATATCTACAGGGTGTTTATAGCATTAATTTAAGCGGTACTAATATAACCGATGACGGATTACAATATTTCCAAGGAGTTCATAATATTCAATTATGGGGAACAAGAGTAACAGATGTCGGACTACAATATTTGAAAGGTGTTCATACTATCAATCTAGGTTATACAAGAATAACCGATGTCGGACTACAATATTTCTCACCTAAAGCCCGTAAAGCGGGTGGAGAAAATGGCGTTTATGATATCCAATTATGGGGGACAAAAGTAACTGATACCGGAATACGACATTTGAAGGGTGTTCATACTATTGATTTATATTGTACAAAAGTAACCGAACTTGGAAAAGATTTTCTAAGGAAAAATGGAGCGGTTAACATTGTGTGAAAATCTTTTTCAATAATGGTAGTCCCTTAGCAAAGTAATTTTTATTATTAAAAGTTAATCAAATTATCGTTATATGCCAATAACAACATTATAACTTTTTTATATTTATCTTTACTTATGCTAACTTTTTTATGAGCCCCAACCTCTTTGTTAAATCCTTGATACATTTCTTCAAAATTTTCATAACTCCCAACATCCATTTGTTGATATAAGTTCATAAATTGATGATCATCAATATTGAAATGATACTTAATTTTGTTATCTTGATGTTGTTTCAAATATCTTTGAATAGCATAAAATAATTTTTCAGATGTTTTATTATCAACTATAATATTGTAATGCATTTTATATTATAAAAACATTTTTCAGAAAGAGCTTGATATATATATATATGAGGAGTTTATAAAAATGCTCCTCGCAAACGGTTATGAAATTTATCTAAATCACTCTCTTGATAACGAGGAATAGGTTTGAAATCCTCATTTCGCATGTCGTTAACTTTGATTTCTCTGTCAATATGTGGGAAGGAAATAATATTAACCGGTCCTTTTATGATACTTTTTGGATCATACCGATTTCTGAGATAATGTCCATAAAACACAAAACAACCCATTAAAAAACCAACTACCCCAGTAACAATAGTTGTTATAATTAGTGTATCTCTGGTAGAACTACTATTAAATGCACTACCGTCTGCTCCTGGATGATTGAATGCGGCGGCTAAAATAACCGAGATGATAAAAGCGACCGATAGAAATACTATACCTGCAATAGTTACAATTTTAATATATTTTGGTAGTTCATATTCCTCGGTTAAATTCATATTTTAATTGGGATAATAGATTATTCGATAAAAGATGAAATTGATTACATTAAAAGATTTTACACTCAAAAAAGAAAAATGGGCATCGAGAGTTTTGGAACTATATTTTACAAGAAGAAATTCAAGGATGTACAGGTAAAAAAGATCCCTGGTTATGTTAAATCTTTATTTATTGATTGTAATGGTATTTTCCATAAATCAAAAGGATCTGTATTTCCAGTGATTAGCAAATACGGAATACCAATCCCTGAAAAAGATTTGGAGAAGATCAAGAAAAAATATTCAAAGAGTGGACTACGAAAGATATATCTAAAACACATTATCGATAGTTTGGATGAAATTCTTACCTCTTTTAAACCAAGAGATGTACTGGTGATTGCTCCAGATGGAACGGCCAACGCGGCTAAGTTAAGTCAACAAAAGGGACGTCGTTTTGGACTCAAAGAGGAAGAATTTTATACTTTTGATGGAAATAGCCTCACGCCAGGAACCGAAATAATGATCGAGATTGATAAGGAGATCATGAAATGGTTGAAGATAAGAAGAAAGGAAGGAAAACTTCCACCTATTACAGTTTATTCTTCTCATATGGATCCTGGAGAGGGTGAACATAAAATATTTCAGTATATTAGAGAAGGAATTGTACCAGTCTCTTCCGATGAGGAAGAAGAGGAAGGAGCAAATATAGTTTACGGTGCCGATGGAGATCTTTTTATTTTATCTACCCTGTCGTCGCTTGGTAATATTTATCTATATAGGGATAATTTCGGAACATTATTTTCAATTGAAAAGTTCAAAGATGTTATATATGATATGTTGTATTTTGATGGGTGCGATGAAAAAAGAATCTATCAAGATTTTTCACTTCTAGCTATTTTTGTTGGTAATGATTTTGTGACCAAATTTCCAAATCTTCCTGGAACCGGAGAAACATTGATCGATATTATGTTTAGAATTTACAATAAATCAAAAGAACATATTACCGATAGTGAAAATAATATTATCTGGGCAAACTTTCTAGTAATCCTAAAACGTCTCGGAAACTGGAAAATTAAGGGTCAAGATGACACTTATATATATGCATATAACAAACTTAAATACCCTGTAAGAAGTATGAAAGATTATATTACCGTCAAAGATCATCGAGGTAAGAAAGTTGATTGGGACAACGGAGATTTTGATCAGAGCAAACATACAAGAACTTTCGATCGTCAGGGATTTGAAAAGGTTTGGTATGAAAGTCAATTTAAACCTCGAGATACAAAATTTTATAAAGGAAACGAATACTATACAAGAAAAGATGTTTACAATATATGCGTTGATTATCTTAAAATTTTACAATGGGTACAATATTACTATACCAGAGGATATCGTGAAGTAAGTGACCATTATTTTTATGCCTATCGTATTACACCACTGGTACATAACCTATCATTTTATTTATCGTCTATTATTGATAGGGATGAAGAAAAGATATTGAGAAATGGAATTATGAAAGGAGAGGGAGGCGATTTTTCAATTACACCGATACATCAACTTCTTTCCGTACTTCCAGTCGAAAGTATCGATTTAATTCCTCCCCAATTCCGTCCAATTTATGATCATCTTGGAGTTATTAATCCGTCTGTTTATACATGTCCTCATCCGGAAAATACCAATTCTGCTTATCATACGTTTCCTCTAGTTCCTCCGATAAATCTTGATTTGGTTAACTATTATATAAAAGAAAGTGAAATTCCTATTCCCAGTAAATATAATGAAGTTGATAAAATTTATGGATAAAATCGAATATGATATGAAACGTTATATAAATAAAACATGTCTACATGCCCATATTGTAAGACAGTGATCGTTGAAAAAACGCTACATGCCTTGCATATTGCAAGGTGTTGCTATCGAAAGCATAAGTTAGGAATCTCTTGTCTGTATTGTGGTCCTCCTCCTCTCGAACCGGTGGTAACGGTGGTAACGGTGGTAACGGAGAAGACACTTACATCATTTGAGGCAATTGAGATCTTGCTAGATAAATGGATCGAAACTGACAATCTCAAATTTTAATTTTCATATATAAAAGATATGAATTTCGGAACAATTATCAATGGTGGATTGTATGTAGTTATAATCGGTTTAATGATTGCATCCCTTGTACTTGGAACTGGGAAGATTGAAAATTATAGAGATCTTGTTGATAATAGTGCAGAAGTAAGCATGGTAATGCTTATGTCTAGTTTCTATTCGGTAGTTATTGTGTTTGCTCTCTTCTGTGTCGCTCTTCTTTATATGACAAGAAGGAAAGGTATGTATTCAAATGATCGAGATTATCACGGATATTTCTTAACCTTTAATGCAATTATTCTTACTCTTTCTCTGTTAATGTTGTTTCCGACTATAGCAGCCGAAAGCGAGCTTGGTGAAGATTCTTATATTATCTCTCTATTGATTGGTAGCTCATTAGCATTACTTGTTTCATTTTTTAATATATGTCTCTGTTTGTATCATCTTCCGCATCCCGTAAACGGCGGTGCACCTACTCTTTATGTCGAACAAGGGAAGTCTATGACGAATACTGCTCATACGAGCGGGGTTCCATTTGTAAAATAAAAAAAAGAATAGTTAAAAATGTCAACGGTAGAAATTATTTCAAACCTTCTTCGGTTTAGAAACCAGATTAAAATGTATCACTGGAAAACACCAACTTTTTCGAAACATACCGTAAGTGATAAATTGGTCGAAAAGATAGATGATCATATTGATAGATTTGTAGAGACGTTAAGCGGAGGACGTGAAGAGCGCCCAAACGAGGTAACGCATCTCGAATTTAGAGTTTTGAATGACAAAACTATAGTTGATTATTTAAAAGAATTTAAGGGTTGGTTGATCTATGATCTTCCGGGAATGTTGTATGAACATGAATCTGATCTATTGAATCAGCGAGATGAGATACTGAGTGACTTGAATCGAGGAATGTATCTTCTTTCAATGAAGTAATCTTATTCTGGAATAACAATTTTCTCTGTAACTTGGAGAATTGGAACGAAAGCTAATAATGACATGATCAACATGATACTTCCCAAAGTTACTGCAGTTATCTCTAAATCACGTTGATTCCATCTATTTCTAAAATAGAAACTGATCATTACACTTGAAACGGCAATATGAAAGAGAATTACAGCAATATGACCCCAAACATATGAAGATCGAGAAACTGTTTTTGTTTTCATTTTATATTGAAGGATGTTTATTTTTTTACTTAAAATGGTTCATGATAAGTGCTACAAACAAGCCATGGAAAGTCATGATGGGAAATGGAGTGCCCGGGCCGCTCAACAAACAGCAAAGTGTCGAAAAAAGCAAGGAATAGTAAACGATAATTCTAATCTAAAAAGATGGGAAGAGGAGAAATGGACCGATCAAAAAGGTCGTCCATGTGGAAGCGGGGAAAAGAATGAAATAGTTAAATGTCGCCCTAGCAAAAAGGTAAGTAAAAAGACCCCAGTTTCATGGAAAGAGTTGAGTCCGGCAAGAAGAAAAAAAGTTATCGATGAGAAAAAGAAAATTGGGATGGGAAAGAAGGCCCCCGCCGTGGTTCGCACTGGGGCTTCTCCACGGGGAAACCTAAAACAACCTCCGTCGGATGAAGAGTTTAAAAGAAGAAAGGAACGTCAACTGTTATATAAACCATTTCCAAGTAAGGATGGAAAAACCAAATATAGTGTATATGTGAAAAACGGAGAGGGTGGTAAACGATTGATTAAGTTTGGGGATGTGAAAATGGAACATTATTTCGATAAGATTGGTTATTATTCTTCAAAAAATCACAACGATAAAGTTCGTCTAAAACGTTTCAGGGATAGATTCGAAAGCAAATATGATCCAAATGACAAGGACAGTAGAACATGGTGGTCGTGGAGAAAGTTATGGTAAAATGTTGTCCTTATTTGTAGTGGACGCCGAAGAATATAATACCCGTGTGTTGGATTTGGATAAAACAAAATTGAAAAACATATTAAAATGTTTGAGAAGAAAAAGCAAAGATGACAACACGTGAAGAACTGATTGCACTTCTCGGTCAGAAGAATATGAAGGAAAAACAAAGGAAGGAGAATGAATATTTCGCAAAGAAGGAGAAGTCTTGGGGACGAACAAAGATTTTTCTTCACGATAGATATGCCAAGCTCAAGGAGAATATTGAAAAGGGCGAATGTGATGACCATGGAATATATTGCGGGAGAGAGAATATAGATCTTGGCTGGTCAGCAGATTTTGCTGAACGATTCAACAAGGAGGAGAATCCAATTCCAGGGACAAAGGTCGAACTTGTTTCGGGCTATATAGGAGATATTCATTGGTATGTTAGAGTCATCGACGAGGAGAAGAAAAAGAAAGAACCGACTCGACTAGGATGGTTGTTCGGTTAATACCGGAAATGAAAAATAAAGTATGTTCTATATATATATATATATATATATATATATATTATATAGAACGTGTAGCGAGCGTAGCGGTGAAATGTCAAGATACGAAAAGATTCTTGCTCTTTACAAGCGAAAGACCAACGAAATCTATATAAAGAAAAAGGATTTGAAAGAGAGAAAATGGGAAAGATATACATTCTTACTATGATAAGCTTGAAGAGTTAGTTGAGGCTGGGGGTTTAGAAGGAGGTAGTGGGTATATTAATCTTAATGCCCCGGAAGATTTGAAAGAAGAATTTGCGGAACGTTTTAACAGGGATGAAAGGACACGTGAAAAGAGGCCATCTTCATATCGATAAATATTATTCATGAAAATGGTTTACATGAATAATATTTATCGATATGTTTTTTATTACGATTTGAATCTCAAAAAAATATTTGAAATTTAAAATATGACTCTCACCATAATATCACAAACCAAAATCGGAAGCGGATCTTACGGAGATGTATATATTGTAGAAGATGAAACCGGGAAACAAATGGCGGTAAAATTTATTTCACCAAGTTCTCTTTCCTATGTAGAATTGGATGTTTTAACGAGACTCAAATCACCATATGTAATTAGAAGTGTTGGAGATCCAGTTGCCGAGATTCAAAATGCTCACGGTATTACTTTAGAACTGAAAGAGAATTGTATACATAAATTAAATACTAAAAAACTACCATATTATCAATTGAAACGAATTATGGTTGGTTGTTTATTTGGTTTGAGATGTATGCATGCTAAAGGATTTCTTCATAATGATTTGGTTTTGAGAAATATTCTTTATGGTAAGGATGAAAATGGAGATTATATGGCATATCTGGCAGATTTTAGTGTTACGGTGAGATGTATTGATGCGCAAAAGGGAATTAAAGTTAAGAGAATTGTAAAAGGAAGTCATACACCAGTCGAGATACTGGAAGCACTTAATGGCCAAAAAAAGAGTTTTAAATATGACAGTAAAACTGATATTTGGTCTTTGGGTTTGTGTTTTTTAGAGATGATCGATAAAAAAATATATTTTTCGAGTGTTGCCGATCAGCTCGAATATTATGACGGTCTCGGCGCTGATTTCATCAAGGGGAAGGTAAGGTTATATAACAAAGGACGTGAACGAGAAGGAGTTAAAATGAACAAGAAAGAAGAATTATATATGATTGAACTTCTTACTCATATGTTGAAAAAGAATCCGGAGGATAGAATGGATACTTTCGATCTGATGTATCTTAACTTTATTAAAACCACCAATATTCCTTACGAATGTTCGTTGCTTAAGCCGTCAGAAATAATGATAATTCCGGTAGGTGAGAGTAGATTGAAAGGCGGGTTAGATAATATTAGAGAGTATTTTGAAATGAATGGTGGTAAAGAATTGTTGAGTGCATATTTTCTTTCAATTCAAATATTTGTAAGAATTATGAATCAGATTGTAGTTGAGGATACCTCTTTCGATATGGAAGAGATCTTGGAAATTTCAATTAACACGGCTAGAAACTATTATGATCGAACTGTAGATGTTGGTTATGAAGCCGGAATTATTTTGAAAGGAGAGGTTGGTTATAATCCTTTTTTCTACGCCGCCGATTATATTGAAGAGCTTGCCCTTCTAGATTATTATATCGACAAAGGAGACAATTTCCTTCCTATGTTAAATGTAATAAATCCACATCAACTTTTCTATCAATTTAAATTAATGTATGATTATGGAGATGAAAATCGTACTACTAATTTGATTACATATGCAAACTATCGTTCTATTCAAATTCCTCCGCCAAAAGAAAATATGAATGCTAAACTTTATATTCCGCAAGATTATACAAATGTTCTTGATGAAATTGGAGGTGGAAAAAGTATGTTGGTTAAGGAAAAAGAAATCGAGGAGATTTTTAATGGTTTATTGATCGACTATGTGAAAAAGAAGATTAAGGACAATTGGGGTAAAGAGTTTCCAGATGTTTACGAATTAGCTAAAAATTATGTAGAAGGTGGGACCAATGTCAGACGAAAAGATATTTATCGAACAATTCGAGAACAAAATATATTTGCAAAACTGATTGGAATTAATAAATATTTTGAGTATGGAATCATTCGGATAGACATGGGAAATATTGTTCATTCGGTATTTACCGATAGAAAATATGTTGTAGTGATAAATGATAATGTTGTATCTCTTCTTCATATTGACAATGAAGAGAAAACTATTACTCATTATTACTCTGATAAGAATGAAACGATTAAAACTTATTACATTGAACGCGGATATGATTACAGCCTTAACTTTGAACATGGCGTGAATAGTTGTTGTAAAGTGGTTGATTCTTGCGTGTTATTTATTATTTTCTATAATAATTTTGTTGGTAGTCATGCCACCGATCTATCTATGAAATGTATCAGTGAAGAGACTAATTTTGTAATCTTCCTAACATTATTTCTTAAGTGACAAAAACGAATAAAGAATGAAAATAGTTACATAAAAAATGAACAGCTATGCATTTATGCATTTCAACCCATTTGACCTGGACGAACATAGTGAAGCATGGGATACAATGCTAAAAGCATATGAGGGTCAAGAAAATACAGAGATAGATCTGGATGAATTTACCGACAATAATGGAATTGCCGTTGTGATAGTCGAAAAACCATATCCAAGCGTGCTAGGATCAGCCACAATTAGTTTGTTGGCTGATGACCCGACAACGGCATTAATTTCCGGTTTTTATATTCAAAGAGAGATGAGGAGAAAAGGTCTTAGCAGGCATTTGCTTGAAGAAATACTGAGTCAAAAACTTCCTGAAACGGTTAAAGTGGTTAGAATTGATTGTGATACATCTAATCATTATATGATTAGAATTGTCAAGGACTATGGTTTTAATGAATTTTATAGATCTAAATCGAAAGAAGCAATTGCATTCAAAATGGATTATAGTCCGGAGGGAAAAAGAGATTCCCAAAAAATTACTAAGAGAATACTTCCATTCTTTAATTGGAAAAAATATATGTGAAATATCTTGTTATAAGATATTTCATTTTGCACGTTTCGCACGTTTCGCACGGCTCGCACGGCTCGCAGAGCTCGCGGAACGTTGATCTTTCTTAACTAGATAGAAAACCATCCAAAGTAAAAGTACAATACATCCAACAACTAAGATAGTACTCAAAACATCCATATTTAACGGTCCCTTTTAGATTGTGAAAAGAAAATAATGTCCTTCTTATTATGACCATAACGAAATTTCTTGCACATAGACAACACAAAAGGAGCCAAATCTTTGTCCAATGGAGAAAACTCAATTGTACAATTACGTTTTCCGTTCCACGTTCCAAATTTGACCAATGGATAGGTGACATGTTCCTTTTTCTTCTTTATAAAGTGTTCGGAATTGTCATTACAAAACTGCTTGAAATAATTCAATAAAAAATTAGAAGTGATACCTTGCGGAATATCCTTACTAAATATTTCGTTTTTTGAGAAACTTTTTTGAGGAAGTTTGGCAGGAAAGAAATCAATGGTATGTTCCTCTTTATCTTCATCGTAATATGTATCGATTGTGATTAGGGGAGGACTTTCTTTCCGGATTTGAGGACATTCATCCCAAACCGTCTCTCCCCAGTTTAACCCACTGTTCAATGTCAAAACGGTATCCGTATCTGGTTCTTCCCAATCAGGGTCGTCAATAAATTCGACCCGAGAGGTACCATCCTCGTTCCTACCCAGAAGAACATGGTAAAGGCCAGAATCGCTAATCCATGCATAAGAAAACTTCATCTTTTTGTAATCTTTGTCTTCGACAACATTAACAATAAAGTTATACTTACGTATCTTTCCTTCATCTTTCAAAGATAAAAGATAACGATCGATACCTTTTCTCACGAGAGCTGATATCTCATCAGCATCGAGCTCTCCTGTGTACATATAGAGGAACTTTTCCTTATGAAGTTCACTCATTTTAAGAAATTAATTCTTTAAAAGATATTCAATTTTGTTTTGTGGAAATTGAGTTTATTAGATAAATTTAACCAAAAAAAATCAGTTACAATGCAAACAGTTTGGATTCCATTTAGTTCTACGAAGAATATGATCAAAGATGTCAGACTGTCTTTGCCTCCTTTACCTGCAGGGGTTATTTATATGTACAGAGAGAACCATCGAATTTTTCGAACTTCCAAAGATCCAGAAAAATATCATGACTGGCTTACTGTCGAGAAAGCCAATCCTGAGAGCTATCGACCAGATATTAGTCCGATGTCGTACATTATGTATGCGTTGACAGGTTACAATTTCGCACCATCGGCCGGCGTGTCCGTGGTAACTATCTTCCCTGATGATAACCAAGAAGAGAGTACCCGAAAGGAGGTTCCATATCGGGATCAGTTTGCAAATTATTCCATGCATCGACATACAGCGATTCGTTTTGTGACTACATGTTATCCTGCATGTCCAGTATTGATCGATCTTTGCTGTGAGCAAGTTCCTGAGGAATTGGGACAGATTGAATGGTACTTTCGATTTACGATAGCAGACTGGGGCTACACCTATTATATTTATGACCGGAAACTGACACAGACTGTTCTTACCGCATTGATGAAGATTCGAAGCCACAAGGATCAATTCTTGCATATTTCTGGATGGGAATATCTTGATCATTGTCTTCATCTTGGTTGTGTTGATGATACTATGGTTAATACTTGTGATCCAGGCGCCAATCTTATGTGGGCCGTCTTTTGTCAGAAGTGGACAAAGGATGATACACATACATATATTTGTAGATTTGATGACTGTGAGGGAAACGATGTTAAAGTTGAATATACCAGAGGTTCCAACCTGCAAATACATCGGAGAGGTCTAACGACTGATTATGACCGCACTATGTGGTCTGCAATTTCAAAACATATTGAGATGAAATCGGCGATGAAGTAAAATATTGTCGTCAATGAATGTACAGTTGATCGCCACTCCATATGAAATTGAATCTTTTAAAAAAATTAAGAGATATAAATGGAATCCGCTCCGCGGATCCCTCCCTCTCCCGCTTCGCAGGTTCCGTGGGAATTATGGATGTACATTCTCGATCGTCCCGAACTAAAAGAATGTAGTGGAATTTTACGAATAGTTTGTAAAGATTGGAAAAAGTATATAAAGAATTGGAAAACCAACCCAAAAGAGGCCGTTAGATCGATTTCTCTTTTAAGTTTTTCACTCTCTAATTTATCATTATCTAAATCTAGGGTATGTGAAAATGCAGCGTCTGTAGGGAATCTCGACGTTTTAAAGTGGGCTCGGGAGAACGGTTGTCCT